CCTGGCGTGACCTGCTTGGTTTCCATACGCATAGTGCCGGGATTACCGTCACAGTCGTCATTCCGGGCACCAACAAGAGGCATGCAATCACTTCAACTGCTTGGCTCTGCTCTTCATTATGCGCTCTATCGAATCGAGATCCTTGGTCGATATGAAGCCTCGAAGAAAGAGCTTCTTCGCTTTGGAATGAATCTCGCCCATTCGGCGGCGTCCTGCCGCTTTGGTCATCTTCGCCATGGACCCTGCACTCCTAAGCGTTAGTCAATACCTGGGCGACGAAGTTCAAGTCGATCGGCGCTGAGAGGGGGACCATCTGTGATTGGTACTTTGCCGGGTCAGTGGTGGCGACTGAGCCTACGACGTTGCCGAGTGCATCCACGATCACGACGCCAGGCGACTCAATCTTCGATCCGTCCAGACTTGTGAAACTTCCAGAGATGCACACTTCATTCTGGAGTGTCGATCCTATGGAGTTGCCAGTCTTCAGATCGGTTAGCTCCGTTGTCGTCCCCGAGGCCGGGGTGCCGGTGAAGATCCTCGAGGTTCCTCTGTTGGTGTAGACGCATAGGGCAGCGTCCCTCGCGCTGGCCGTTTCCGTGAGGACCTGGACCTTATCTCCAGCTTGAAGAGTGAAGGGGGCGGACAACGCGGGAGTGTTGTTACAGATTCCCTTCAGACCGACAGAGATGATTGCAGCCACCAGTCCCTGGCGAAGTAGGTAGCAGTAGCTGATTCCATTGTCAGCCTGTACTAGACCTCGAGTGACGGTCTTGCCAGGAGCAAAATCCCCAACCGAGATTGAACTTACCGTATATGCACTGTCAGTTTTGAGCTCGACCTCGCTGGATTCGGCGATTTCCGTCTTCAGTGGTATGTTGGTTCCGTCTGAACAGACGAGAATCCCGTTGACTGTGTTGGTTGCCATGGGATCACAACCTAACTCCAATGCCAAGAGGCTTCATCATGTTGCGATTCACATTAGCGATGGGCTTGCGTAGGAGCTTCTTAGCGAACTTGAAGGTTATACCGATCCCTATCGCCTGGACAGCCATAGCCTGGTAATTCGCCATAAAGTTCGTCTGCATGGTGTCGAAGGACGATCCGGGGTCAGCGACCAGTGAGGAGAGTGAAACACTGCCACCGCCGTTCGTGGTCGTCATCGCCGTACCACCAGCACCGTCGAATCCGATGAATCCCACTGGGGTGTTGTTGGCAACGCCGCCGACCAGGGTGGCCGCGTAGGCGTAACTTTCAGCGAGATTGATCAGGCTGATTGTCTTCGGTGATCGCCGTCTTGTCGCCTTCTTCCTGCGTGCCATTGAGGGTGAAAGTGAACAAAGTCGCTAATAATGCTACTGAAACTCATCGATTGTCGATTGGAACTGCCCATCAGGAGCTCTCTGTGTAACAACGGCGTCGATTGTGTTCATCTTCTGAGCCGCCATGCCCTGGATGAGCTGTGCCAGGGCCGCTTGGATCGGGTTCGGCGGCTCGAAGTCACCGATCCCCCCCTCCATGAGACGATCGATCGTGCTCTTGAGTGCCAGGGCGAGACGTTCGTCGAGGAGTTCGAGCATGTTTGCGAGCTCTATCCTCAGCCAGAGGCCGAGAATGACGATCGAAAGCAGGGTGAGGACGCTCAGAGCGCCCAAAATGAGCAGTTCAGTGGCTACCATGCCTCTCCACCGGCCGTCGAACGCCCATCAACCTACCTTTATCCTCTATTTTCTCACCCCGCGCACCCACCCCACTACCGTATACGGTTATTGAACACTCTTGTTAGCAACCCCTTGAACTAGATATTATTAACTATGAGCATGACAGCGGTCCATGCCCGGTGTCTCAATCAACCTAGATGACCAAGCCTATGCGATCTACAACTCGTGGCCTAAGCAGAGGAACAAGGGAGTCCATCCCAGTCGATCGTACAAGGTCTCGAATGCGATCTGCTCCTGGTCCAGAACAGACAAGAAGAAGGAAGAGCTAGAGAGGGTAGTGAAGATCCTCACGAAAGAGAAAGAGTACCTGATGAAACTCTGCGAGGACGCGGGGGTGCCGACGCATGAGTGATCGACACGTCCTCTTCCACCGAGAGCAGTTACTGGCTGTTGCGAAGCAGTTGAAGGAGTTCGAGGACATCCTCGCCGTCGACTACGTCTTCACCGACCAGGGCGAGCCTATCCGCATGGAATACATCTGGAAGGATGAAGTCTCATGATGAAGGGACTCTGGCAATGCCCGCAGTGCGAGACGTGGTGGACCTGGGCGACTCGCCCTGGCGCGATCACTCTCCAGCGTCGATGCCGCAAGTGCGGCAAGCGGGTCCGAACGCAGCTTGTCCGTCACTGGTCTGGTCGAGGACGTCCTCGACTCTGGAAACTTCTTTACCGGCCGAATCACGAACCCCATTACGCGCTGCGGCATGAGTGCCGCCAGAGGAACAAAGGACAGTGGAAAGAATGACACCGAGTGAGTTCTTCAAGTGGCTGGCGATCGAGTTCGACTCCTGGAACGGATGGGATCGGTATCGCACAGCCGACGAAGAAGATGACATCCAGAGGATCGAGTGGTTCGAGGTCTCCGAGCGCATGGAGATCGATTACTCGGACGTCGTTGACGAGATCCTCGAGGTCGAGACCATCTGCCTGTGTTGTGGCCAGAGGCCCGAAGCATGCGACAACAACGGCCTTTCCCTACCCTAGGGGGGGGGATGGCCCCAAAACGTCCTGTGCACCCCCCTATGTGAGGGGTCATTTCTCGATTCTTTAGAATTCGCCGCCGCCGCCGCCGTTCTCCTCGCCAGGAGGAGGTCCGAACCATGACCAGTTCGGGTGAAGCAGGTTGTACATGATCGAGCCAAAGGAGAAGTCACCCGCAGCAGGACCAGCCTCACCGGTTGCTTCTCGCTCTACCTTGGCTGCTTGGAACTCGGCCTTCCAGTTTACCATGTCCTGAGGTGTAGGAAGACCGGTCTCGTAACCCATGAACTCGAGGACCATGGCGATAGAGTAGAAGACGCCGATCATCTCAGTCGGGTCTTTGAGCTGCTTGGCGACCTCAGGGACCCCGAGACCCTGGAAGATAGATCCGACTCCAGTGGTCACCCTGTTGAACTGGATGGCGGCGATGAGGGAGTCGAGCTGCTCTGACTGTTTATCCTGGAGACTGATTCTGTATTCGACCACGGTGTCGGGTTTTCTCTTGGTCATCAGAGCACCCCTGTGATTGAGTCCCAGAGCGTCTGGCCGAGACCAGCACCCAGGATCCAACCCAGGAGGAAAGCCATCCCGTTGTCCATGACCATGCGCTTTGCGATCTCGCCCAGGGTCTCTTCGCTCATTCTGGTGCCTCCGGGAAAGCATCAGCGGCGGAGTTCGGATCAGCATAGTCCTGGGGGAGGTCTCGCAGAGCTTTGCGGTAGTCCACCCACTCGTCCGAGGGAGACTGATCGGACATGAAGCGCCAGTCGGTCTTCTCGAGCCAGTAGTCGCGCAGCTCTCGTACCTCTACCCAGGTGACGTCTCGCTTGCCCTGGTCGATGACCTCGGCGCCGGCATAGGTAGTGTAAGAGCGATCCATCAGAACTTCACTCCGACATTGATCGGGTTCGAGGTGGATGGTGAGAGAGCCGTCCAATCTGTGATAGTGGCGTTGCCGCTTGACGAGTTGTCCACGATGGCACTGTTGATGCCGCTGATACCGTTGGCAGCTACTTGAAGCGCTGAACATCCACTGGACTGAATCTCATTCGCGGTGAACTTTGGTTGGGAATCGAAATTGTTGGCATACATGCCCATCCAATATTGAGTGCCCCTGGTTAGATCGACGTCGGCGCTCGAGGTCGTTTGAGTAATTGAGCCCGTACTCGTATGGACGTCAACGGCGAACTCGCCCAGGAGGGTCTCGGGAACGCCGTCGTCGTCGGAGTAGAAGCCGATGTCAACAGTACCAGTTGAACCTGAGGTCACGCCGCAGTAGAGATCGACCTCGGACACTGTGCCGGTGTATGGAGAGATGAAGGGGAACCAAGTCAATTTGCCGTCTTGAATGTCCTGCTGATCGTGAGCACGTTCCGTGGTTCCGTAAGGGCCCTGAGCCAGGACACGGATCGGATCACCGTCTCCGTCCCAGTCGTACTTCGTCAGCTCTCCGTTGAACTCGTTGCCGCCGCCGCCACTGCTCAACCAGCCGTCGAAGGATCCCTTCGTCACCATCCTGGCAAAGGCGACCAGGCAGATCCTCCTGAGCTCGTCTTCGTTCTGTTCCTCGATCGCTATGGGATCAGCTACGTCCGCCAGAGTATCGGCAGTGACGTTCTCGAGGTCCTGGTTCTGAAGGAGGGTGTAGACCCTGGGGGATTTCTTGTCTGCGTCTGGTAGAGGCATCACAACCACCCGTCGAATGATCCCTTAGTCACCATGCGCGCGAAGGCGACCAGGCAAAGACGGCGGAGCTCGTCTTCGTTGAGGAGCTCTATGCTGATTGGATTGGCCACCAGGGCGAGGTCATCGTCGCTCAGGTTTTCGAGCGTGGTGTTCTGGAGCAGCTTGTAGACCCTGGGCGATATTGTGGGTGCATCTGGAAGCGGCATCATCGCAGCCCCAGGGAGATCATCACGAAACCGAAGAAGTTGTTCGGTATGATCGAGGTGCCAGGAGCACTGGGGAGACCCGTTCCAGCTACGCCCTGGGCTGGTGGGCCTGGCGTGACCTGCTTGGTTTCCATACGCATAGTGCCGGGATTACCGTCACAGTCGTCATTCCGGGCACCAACAAGAGGCATGCAATCAC